AGTATATTTAAAACTCTGCCATTCTGGGTCTTGTTTGCTGTATAGATCATAAGCAAAGTTAAAGCCCTTTGGCGAAGAGCAGAACAGTGCATGGCCCAATGTGTCTGATAACGTAGGTCTGAGAACCTCGTACCAAGCCTGTGGTTTGATGTCAGCAAACTCATCTAACACAATAAAGTTAAGGCCAACACCTCTCAAAGACTGGTCATTATCAGCTCCTTTTAGACTTATAAGAGTGTTGTTTTTTAGCAACAATGATAAATCAGACTCATTTATTCTTTTGACCCATCTATGCCTTAGCATCATTTCTTTAAGCATATCCCAACAAATAGTTTTACTTTGACGATAACTTGGGCTGACGTACCAGACCCTTTGATTTGGAAACCTGGCAAACTTTGCCATTTCTTGTATAGCTAAAAATGTTTTACCAAACCTACGACCAGATATAAGAACTCTAAATCTTTTATTGCATTGAATTACCTCTCTTTGAGGGTCAGTAAGTGGCATTAAATCTGATCTCCCCAACTGTGCCAGCCTTTTACTTTTTGTCTAGCAAACAGTTCTACTCTTGGAAGATCGCCACATAACTCAATAATATTATCTCTAATGATGTCGGGTTTCTTACTATGCTCTTCTCTTCTACTAAATACTAATTGTTTTACTGATTTAGAAATTCTTTTTGGTTTACCCTTTGTAGCTAGTAAACACTGCTCAGGATTGCACCTAGTCCAATAACCCATGCCAGTGAAATATCCATCAGATTTTATATTTTGTTTTACCCATGTGAAAGCCACTGTCTTAAAAGTGAACCCCCATTCTTCAATGACCCTAAAAGCCTCTGGCAACATTGAATCAATAGCCCAAAGAAATAGAGTGCAATTATCGTCAGAAATATTAGAAATAGGTAGCTTACAAATATCGTCAATGCTAAGGGTATTATAATGCCTAATAGCAGATCGTTGCTGCCCTTTTTCTGAATACGTTTTAAATGACCAAGCTGGGTCTGCATATATTATTTGTGCTTTGACATTTGGTAAAGGTATCACTCAACATTCCACGCCAATGGTTCGTCATCTTCCGTAATAATGTTCTCTGACTGACCTAAGATTTGTTTTCCAAGCCAAATTTGCATAACTACATTCCCTCGTTCTGCTGATTTCCATTGAAACTGTCTAAGTCTCATTTTCATTTCTGCTCGACCTTTTGTCAGAAATTCCGAATAACTCTTCTCAATTAAATCTGCGCTGCAACCAAAGAAATCTGCAATCTCTTTATTAGTACAACCTAATTTAGCTAATTTTTTGACTTGTTCCTTGTCAATATTATATTTTTTTGGTCTCGACATATCCTCTTACCCTATGAGTTAGGTAAGTTTTGTTTATCAAAAATTTATAGTTTTTGCATCATTTATTTATGTAATTTAATATGTGACTTATGACATCAACAGTCCACCCGTCCCCCAATAAATCACTAGCTTTATTAACATCTACAATACTCGTGTAATTTTCTGGAACTGTTTGTAATCTTTCCATTTCAATTTGATTAAAGGTTCTTACACTTTCTACAGATAAATCTTCTTTTTCAAATACTATAGTTATCATGCCAGTGGTTTTATATCTGTTAAGTAAATATTCTTGATTTTCATTAATCTGGCCCGTATTTGTTAGTAAACACCTAGATTTTAGTTTGTCAGTAAAACCACTCGTTAAAATGTCTTTAAGATACAATTTTTTATCTTTGGGTTGAGGTATGTCAGAATATCTAAAACCAAACAAATCTCTATATTCTTGACCTATATTAGTCCAATAAAGACGATCTCTAAATTGTGCAGATACTTTTGAACTATTTATTCTAACTGGATATGTTTCCATTAACCTACTTAAATATTCATAATCTGCTGGCGGCATGATTACATTTTCCAGTATAAAGTATTTAGGTTTGCATTCCTTATAAAGTCTATAAAATTCAAAGAATAAACTACTTTTTTGGCCATCAAGTCCGTCTCTTGTTTTATTTCCTCTACTAAAATCCTGACATGGGCTACCAGCTAATATCAAATCAATCTGTGGTAAATCTTCTTTTTTAATATCCTTAATATTACCTAATTGTATCGTTTTTGGGTAGTTGTGCTGCGTGACCTCTATTGCGTGTTTTTTTATTTCAGATGCAAAATAGTTTTCATATTTAATTCCACATCTGTTTAATGCAATTTGTCCACAGCTCATTCCATCAAAAAGACTTAAAACATTCATTTATATTCGTTTACCATGCCTAAATCATTTATTGCCTGTTCTTTAGTTAAAAATCCTTTCCGTATTCCCATATCAATCACATCTTTATTTCTAGCAGCATAATCTTTAATAAATCTAGTGACTTTGTTGTTTTTGATTGCGTCTGTAAACATTTTCACTCTGTCCTCATCTTTGGTCATAGTGATACCAAAATTATATTCTTTCTTAGGAACTATATCTAAATACTTTTTTGCTGATAGCCAGAATGCGGGTTGTTTAGCAAATTCTTTGTCCTTAACAGAATCATAATAAGAATTATACATATCTGCTAATTCCTCTGGTTTCTTTAACCACTCTTTCTCAACTTTGTTAAAGTTTTTTTCTGCTATTCCTTTACTGACCTTGTTTACGATCTTATCCCAGAACTTGTTAAAATTTGGAGAGTATTTATTAGTAGATGTATTGGTAGAGGTAGAGGTAGAGGTAGGGGGGTTTTGGCTAGGTTTTTTTGGTCTGCCCCCTAGTTTACCATTTACTTTACTCGCATCTATTCTTTTACGAATATATAAATATTCCTGTAGCTGACGTTCATTTTGGTAGTGATCGTCCATTTCTACAAAAAATTGATTTACTATGTTTTCACATGAAAGTTTCTCGCTATCAGTAAAACAACTAGCGATTCGTTTTATTGTATTAATATTTTTTGGTAAACCGACACATCGTTTATTCCAATTCCAACAAAGTAATCGAATATAAATTCCTATCTCTTCATTTGTTAAGTGTGATGTTCCAGCAATAAAATCTTCGGTAAATAAATACCATGCTTTGAGTTTTTCTTTAGGTTTCGAGTTCTCGTCTATAAACATTGTTTCCCCCATTTCTTAACTGTTTATAAATTGTGTATGTGACCTCATCTACTTTGTCGTCAAATTCTTCCTGAGAATAAGTTTTAAAAATAAATTCGTCTGTGACCTTTGTAATGGCTTTTGACTGTGCTTTCAACCATAAACCTATAAATTCGTCTTGGTTCTTATAATCTGGTGGTAAAAAAATTTTTTTGTTTTTTGATATTTCTACAACTAACGACATATTCAAAATTTCTGGGGGCGGGAGAAAAAAGCATAGAAGCAAACCCACCCCCGAATCGGTAATTAAAAATGGGTTAATTACCTAGTTCAGATAGCTACAATGCCTCGCTAAGAAAAGAACTTATTGAATTATTATTGAAAAATCGTTGGGAATCAAGGGTTTTTTTACCTAAAAATAATTAAAATAATTGTTGTAAAAACCTAAAAAATTTCGTAGGTTAGGGAATGTTAAATAATAATAATAATAATAAGGAGACTACAATGCAAAAGACTAATCTTAAACACGAGAATGTTGCTAATGTTGGCGACACAATAAGAGCAAATGATTTTATGCCTAGAGAGGGTATGAACGCTTGCTATATCGAGGGTACAGTAATTGATAAAGGTACTTGTGATGACAAGTATTACTCTTGTTATAAAATATCTTTAACTAAGAAAATTTTTGATGGCAAAGATTTGACTGATAAAGTTGAAGATAAAATTTGGTATGTTCCATTTGAAATTGATTTCGATGAGCATGATACAAGAATACAAAAACTTTAATAACAATCAGGGGGGTGTAAAAGCCCCCCATAATAATAAGGAGAATACAATGCCAAAGACAGACAAATACGGAATAGAAATTAAAGTTGGAGATTTCGTTTACATAGATGACTATACTGGAATGGAGTATGGAACATCTGCTGGTACAATCCAACAAATAAAAAAAATTGGTACTAAAAGAATTTCTTTTGATGCTGGTTTTACAAATTTAAGATCAGCACAATTTGAGTTTATTACTAAATACACTTTAATTGATACTCAAAAGAAAACTGAAACATACGGAACTTTTTATTTCCCAGAATTTAAAAGAACTGCAACTAATGATGAAATGTATAAGTCAGTTGTTTCTAAATTAAAAAAAGGTTCTGACAAACAATTATCAGATGCTTTGATAAAGAATGAAACACACAGATATGAAAATCAACTTGCAAATTACCAAGTAAAAAATCATGGTCATGGTTTTAGTGTAATTTGGAATGAGAAAAAATATTCTGAAATAATAACCAACAAATAATAATAAGGAGAATACAATGCCTAAACTAAACAGACTCTTTAAGAAGATACAAAAGTTTGATGTTATTGAAAATGGTAAATTTATACATCTTTTTAAAATTACGCATCTTGATAACTCTACTGCTGTGTATGATAACGATGGTAATTTAGTTATGAAGAGTAAAACTGAAATTATGTATTCAGGTGTATTAAAAGAAATACATAAAAGAGAAAAACTAAATAAAGCTAAGACAAAGGATAAAAAATGAAAAAAGCTAAAAAATCAAAAGTTTTATTTCCCTATGGCATAGAACATAGGGAGGTAATCGGTTATTCGATTGATGGTAAAAAGACTCCGTTGTATCGAATTAAAAGAATTTTACCTAAAAAAAGAACTAACTTTAGGTCTTATTTTAAGGTATCAATAGTTTTGCTTTTACTTATATGTGGTGCTGTGTTCCTTGCTGGGTGTAGCACCACGCCAATAGTAGATAGTAGGGGCAAAAGTTCCGCCAATATTGAGGGGACGGCGGAACGATATCACGATGACTATTATACTTGCGTTAGTATTGTTGATGACAACACTAATGCTTTTGTTGATACGTCTAAAGTCGTGTATAATAAACTACGATGGAGAGTTCTTTGGCTATCGCCTAAGCTACAAACTAAAACAGATTTAGTGAATAATTGCTTAGAGGGTCGAGGATATTCCGTCTTAAACAAATAATAATAAGGAGAAACTACAATGTCGAATATAGTAGATAAAGTCTTTGATAATACCGAAGATGGAAAACCAAACTACGCAATACAATTAGTTGATGGCACTAGATTATATTGTCGGGGACAAGTATTGAACCCGTTGCCAAAGTCAGGCGATGCGATTGATTTTACAGTAATCAACGTAAAAACATCTGACAAAGGCAATCAATATACTAATGTTAAAAATGTTAGTATTGCTGACAATCATACACTTGATGATGATTTGCCTACCGACAATTATCAACCACAACAACAATCAAGACCGATGCCTGTATCTAATGGTATGAATAAAAACGATACTCAGAGAATGGACATTTTCGTGACTGGTGTTGTTGGTCGATCAATGGGTAGTGGTCATTTCAGTGTTGAAGATATAAGCGATTTGACTAAAAATGCAGTGAGAGCATTTAATGACAATCTCAAAAATATCTAAAAATTACCGAAAGATATTTTACGACTATTGGGGGTTATCTATTGTTGATACCCCCCAGTGTTGGGGTTGCTACCAAAGACCAGCAGTAGAGATTCATCATTTGAAATCTAGAGGCTTTGGAGGCAGTAAAAAAAATTCATACAATGTACCAAACAATTTATTTCCTGTGTGTCGTCCATGTCATACTTTGGCTCACAGCAATAGACAAGTTAATGAAGAATTTAAAAAAGAATTACAACAAAAAATAGACGATAAGGAGTTTGAACAAAATGGCGACTGATATTTATTCTTTAGATTTTAACCCAAATGAACTTTCAACTACCCAAGAAGAGGTAGGTTTAAAATATTCTGACGAAGATACAGCAGTAGAATTAATGAAAAAAGAAGAGAAAATGATTATTGCTGAATTAACTCTAGAACATAGTAAAAAAAGTAGTTATAAGAATTCAACAGAATTAAATGGACTCATTTATTCTGATGATAAGTATAAGCAGTGGTTCAATAGATATGGGCCAACGCTTAAACAAAGGAATCGTTCTAAAATTAGATACGAAACCTTTAAGGCTTTTCGTGATGACCTCAGAACTAAGGTCGTAAACGAAAGGGAATTGGCAAAAAATAACTTATAGAAAGGAGTCATTATGCCAGAACTAACACAAAACCAAAGAATACTTGATTATCTAAAATCAGGTAAAACACTAACCCCACTTGTAGCTTTAGAGAAATTTGGCTGTTTTAGATTAAGTGCAAGAATATTTAATCTAAGAGAAGAGGGTCACGCAATCATAACAAAAAATGTCACTCGTAAAGGTAAGACATTTGCTGAATATAGTTTGTTGCAATAGCCATGTCAGATAAATTATTATGGGGTTTGTCTGACCAAGAAATAGACGATATGGAAAATAGCCTTGATGTTCAAAAGATGAGGTCTTTTGATAGAAACTTAGAGGATATTGAAATCATGCAACTAGCTAAAAACTCTTTAAAAATTTACCTAAAGAGGTTTGGTAAAGAAAGCAACATCTATGAAAAAGCTAAAGATATTATTGTTGATTTAGATAGGAACATAGATGAAACTCAAAACTTTATGGATAAATTATGATAGAGCATTTTAGAAAGTTTGATAAAAAAAAA